CTATTGAGGTCAAAATTAACAACCCAATCATAGCGTCCTGGTTTCGGTTCCTTAACATAAGCACCTGCGTATTTTTCGTTTTTGGATGAACGTTTTTTTGGAGGAACTACAAAGTTCTTCTTCTTAAGGTAATTATATATCATAGTATCCCACATGCGAACCTGTGAGTATACGTCATCAAAGTTAACCTTAGCATCATATGCCATTGTAATTGCTAGTTCAAGCAACTTCATCTTGTCTTCCAAACGGTCAACAAGTTCAACGTCAATGATATTATATTCAATAAACTTCTGCCAATCATTAGTATAGAATGCTTTGAAGTTCTCATGTTCAGACCAATCCAACTTCTTCTGTCCTAATTCTACATTGGCAATATAATCAAGACGATAAGATTCTCTATTAGTATAGGTAAACTTCTTATAGAGATCTAGATAATCTAGAATTGATACACCACAAATATCATAGTAGATATTACGACGACCTTGAATATAAACTTCCTCTTCATCAACCTTATTCCAAGGTGACAAAGACTTCATCCACTTCTCTCCAAGGATACGCTCTACACGACGACAAATGTATGGAATATCATATAGATTACAGTTCCAACCTGTGATAATATCAGGAGTATTTTGTGCCCACCAATTTATAAAGTGAGCAAGCATTGCTTTTTCATCATCAAAGATGTGATGCTCATGCTCTGATTCAAATTCTCTAATACCCCATGTAATAGTCTTCTTAGTTGCATGATCTCTGATTGTAATACAGAGCATTTCCTCTGCTGATGCATCTACATCAGGAAATCCATTCTCACATGCAACCTCAATATCAATAGTATAGATCTTCATTTGATCCATACGATAATCTATCTCACCTTTAAATTCCTTAGACAGAAACTGATAAAGATAACGATCATATCCATGAACTTCTACACCTTCAACACCATGATACTTTTCAGCAAAGTCTCTTGCTTCACGAACAGTATTAAATTTGACAGGTTTAACGTTACGTCCTGTTAAAGTCTTCCACTTCTCTTCTTTATTACTTGTTATAAAGAGAGTAGGAGAAAATTGGAAGCGACTTTCAATTCGCTCCCCACCTTCATACCCTCTATAGAGGATAGTATTTCCTAGAAGTTGGACGTTAGTGTAGAAACTCATTCAGTAGGTGGTTTCGCAGGTAGAGTAGACTCATAAAGTTCCACCATCGTGGCACTTGGATCCACTATAGTAAAGATTGACTCAGATGTCAAGAACAAATCACGTTGTGCTGAATACTTTGGATAGACTTCCAACTGATCATTCACAATACGAAACGCATCTTCAATGAAGAGTGATGGTTCCTCATCAAGTTCTTGAACCTTACCTATAAGGTAATCATCTAAGTTACCATTTTTAAGTAGAACTACTTTCAGATTCTCCATTTTTTGCCTCAATAAGTTCAATGTACTTTTCGGTTACTTGACCATGGGGATCATAAACTGTAACCACTTCTTCTAAACGAATATAAAAGTCTCTGTTAGTTGCTAAAGGTGCCCATGGATAAAGAATAAGATTAGGATTCTTTTCAATTGCTTCTTTATTAGATGCAAGAATCTCTGGTTCTTCTTCGTCTAATGATTCATCACCTTCACCCCACATCTCCATCTCAATTTCAGATTGATCATCTAAAATGACTGTGTATGGGTCACGGAACATGAATGCAATAGCAGTTTTATTCTCATCTTCCTTAGCACTGACTTCTTTGATATCAGCGATGACATCTTCACCGCCTTTTAGTCTTGCGATTTTTACGCTCATAACTCTTTGCTGAAATTGTGTTAATGCTTTGATTAATTATGTCCTTAAGGACTTTGTTAGTATGAGTGCCTTTGTCATATGCAATGTTACGAGCATACTCCAATACATCTTCCATCATATACGATGGGAGCTCAATTGTCAAGACCTCTTTCTCACCATTGTAGCCTTGTGGTGAACAGTTATAGTAAAAGTTCATAGTTGTTTCCAATAAAAAGAGAACCCCGAAGGGTTCTCTATTCAGTTATACACTATATATCACTTTGTGATTTAGAATACGAACTTAACTCCAACTTTACCAGAGAAGTCAATGTCGCTCTCGTTAGTTACACCGTATACTTCACCATAGAACTTATCATAAGTTCCACCAAGGTATCCAGCGATTTCTACATCACCGAACTCATCAGCAGTTTCTGTATGTGTAACTGTAGGACCTACAGATGCATACCAACCGATTCCACCAGGTGTTTCACCTTCGTAACCAAGTTGTGCTTCTAGTGCTCCAGAAGAATATTCTCCATCAGGATATGAACCATTCGCTTCCAAATTCACATATGGACCAGCAAAAGCTGCACCAGCGAGGAGGAACGGAGAGGCTGCAACAGCAGCGATTGTTGATTTAATAGACATGTTTTTAGATTTATAGTATCTCGCAGAAAAAAACCCTGCGGATGATAGCACCCCCGACATGGGGTACTTTGTAACATCTGACGCAGGGTACGATTGTTTCGGGCCTGTGTAGTTATGTTAAGTTATTTATAATACCAGAAGGTTATGTATTTGTCAAGCTAATGACCAATCTTTTCTGGCATGGTGATCTGGAACGATTTTACCCAACTCAATGGTAAGTAAACCGTCCTCAAATTTTACATTACGAACTTCTGTATCATCAGTAAGAGTCCACTGTCTAGTGAAAGATCTCTGAGCAAGACCCTGATGGGTGTACTCTACCTCTTCCTTAGATTCTTTCTTACCTTCTACAACCAACTTACCATATTCGGTAAAAACGTTTACTTCGTCTTTCTTAAACCCTGCTAGTGCAATTTCCAAACGTGACTCCACGTTATTAATAGTTACCAAATTATATGGAGGATAGTTGCTTGCAGGTATATCAATATTAAAGAAACGATCAAAGTACTGATCATTGATTCCAAGAGAATGCTTAGTGATCTTATCAAATAGTTCTGGAAGATCAGACGCACGATAGCGTGTTAGGTTAGTCATAATAGTCTCCTTATTAAGCGAGTTTAAATGGTGTACCCATAGTGGCGTACATGACTATTTAATCACATTTAGTGTGAAAATGTTAGCGTTTATACCGTAATATTTAATACGGTTTTCTAGAAGAATTATAGGTATAAATAGCCTTAGGTCAACCAATGTAAAGAAATGAAAAGATTCATTCCCTTTATAATGCTTGCTGGTATTGGTGTACTAGCAAACCCTGTGAGAGCTGACATTACTACTAAATTTTCCTCCAGTGTGCAACTGAGTGTAGGAGGAGCTTCAACTCAGGCTGAAAGGATAGGATCTTCGTTCAGTATTTCTGGTAGTAATATTGATACAACTGATGGTACAACGGCTGGGACAGTCAGTGCAGGTACGATCACTTCAGGAGTTTATAGTCCTGGAACAATTGCAGCAACCCAAGACACAGCAGGTGCAGCTTTCAGCTTTAGCCAGTCATACACTCAAGCTGATGCCTTGCCTACCAGTGCAGTAACTGTTGGAGCATCACAAAACTTCGGTGACATTTATAGTGTTTCTGGTGGAACTACTGGTGACCTTGCTGGTCAAGTAACTAGTGCTCACACTTTTGCTAGTGTAGATGCTGGTGGAGCAAATACTGCTGTAACATCTCAGTTCGTATCTGAAGTAACTGTACGATAGAGTCATGAGTGATGAGAAAAACGATTGTCCCATATGTGATTGCTGTGGGTACTGTACTTGTAAGTGCTGTACCTGCAAGGGCGGTCCCCGTGGTCCCAAATTTTACCCAAGGGTCCATGACTAGCCACACAGAAACTACTAGTACGGTAACAGAAACCATAAATTCTATGGATTATGCTACAGGCTGGCAGTATTCTGTTTCTGGGGTGAACATAGAACACGACGGAGCATCAATATCTCCTGGTACTGAAACCTCAACTAATACAATTGATGGAGTGACTTCAACATGGACAGGTTTAGACGTAAACAACAAACCAAACTGGACTATCAAAACACCAGGTGCTGCATTTCAGATGACGGAAACGTATCTCGGACCTGGGCTTCAGAACCAGACAATAATTCAACGCACCAGTACAATAACAAGCGTAACAGATACCACAAGTATCTTCTCCCAGTAGTAGCATTATTAACATGTTCACCTGCAATGGCTACAGACGTAGGTGGTGTATCAGCGACAGCAAATCCAGTCGCGAATAGTTCTGGCTCAGTAACCAACCAGGCAATACAAGTTTTACAAGGTCCTTACATTACAAATACGTACGGTAATGGTATTCAATGTCAAGGTCCTACCCTCAATATCACACCATACGTCACTCGGACGCAATCTTGGCAGTTACCATACGAAGCTTACTATAACGATCCAGTCTACACTACATACGATGGTGATGATGATGGTTATATAGATAATCCTGGTGAAATTGAATACTATGTTCCTACTAGAACTGGTCAAAAGGATACCCATAGTTATAACGCAGGGGTATCAGCAACGTTATCATGGCCATTAGATAAACAATTACAAGCACAATGTAAAGATGCTGCTGCTGCAAACATTGCATACATGCAACAGAATACTGCTAACAAAAGACTTGACTTTGAGATAGCCAGATTGAAAAATTGTGGAGAATTGATGAAAGCTGGAATAGTCTTCCATCCAAAGTCTCCTTATGCTTCTATATGTGCTGATGTTATGTTAGTGAATCCACCTGGTGTTATACCAAATCATCAGCATGAAATCAGTGCAGGTTCTTTAACTCCTAAACCTAATGGTAGTGCTAAAGATCTAGGAACATTTTCTATCGGCGACCCTTCTTCTTCAGATTCTTCTTCATCATCTTCAGAGGAGGTAGACCTTTCTTCAAACGGTACTGGTCTGCTTGAATTTCAGATCGGGACGGTTTCTGAGGAGTCTTACCCATCATCACCTGGATCTTCGTCATCAACTTCTTCACAGCAGGTTTCACAATGCGAAGGAGAATGTCCGCAAGCGGTTTTGCTAGGAGGGCACCAGTCGTTGCAACTACCGCAATTCCAGCAGTAGTTGATACTGTCTGAGCACTAGGTAGATACTGTTCTACTACAGTGAGATCCTCGTATAATGTCACACAAATTTTTAAATCTTTGTTATTAGGATCAGGTTGTAATTCATATCCTGATACCTTTTCAGTTCCACTCTGAGCCACGTCACCTATTCTAGGAGCATTAGGTGGTGGACAGGGTGGATCTTCTTTTGTTACAGTCTTTGGTATATTTGTAACTGGATCTGGTGTTTCCACGTCAGGATCAGGCGGTGGTGCAACAGGAGGTGGTGGGGTTTCTCTTGTGATTACTAATTGTTCAGGTTCATAATCCATAGGATTAAATGAAGGAGTACCTGCATCACAATATACCTTGACACCTTTAGGATCTTCAGTCTTTAAAGTATTTGCTTTACCATCGTCTTCAGTATGTGCTTCTACACATCCTGGCATATCAACAATAGGTTTTCCTATGTTGGTAGTAACTGGAGCTTGTGGAGATATAGCCATAGAAGGCTCTACCAACCAATTTGGTGGATTAGGATTAGTAATCTGACCTATTTTAAGATCACCTATAGTACCAGTACTTAAATTACTAATCCCAATGTTACCTATTCCTATCTGGTAATTACCAACTGTATTAACCCCTTGAGTTCTTATCTGGGGTATCTCAGACATTACAACTTAGCCTGGTTAGGTTGAATTGTACCAACTGGAGCATCCATCAAGACATCACCTGTTGAACTTGGGACACTTGGAATTTCTGGTAGAGCAGTGTCCACCAATCCTGGAAGTGCTCCAGTGACAGCCTCCATAACTTGAGATTTAACTCCATCAATGATTGATGCTCTATTGAGATATACGTATAGCCCACCACCGACAACGGAAGCAGATACAACAGTAGACGCAATAGCAAGGATGTTGACAATTTTCTGCATTTTAAATTTTTAACCTACCCTATATAGGTCTCTCCAATCACCCATGATTCCCAACCGTAGGAATCTTTAATCTGTGCCTTAGTATCATCAACTACTTCTGGAGGAACTACCAAACAATATCCAATACCCATGTTAAATGTTCTCCACATGTCTTCTAAAGGAACCTCACCTGCATTACATATGTGAAGGAATGATGCTGGTACTGGCCATGAGTTCCAATCTATCATCACCTTCATACCTTTAGGCAAACAACGTGGTAGATTCTCTGTAATACCACCACCTGTAATATGTGCCATACCAAGTATGGGTACTTCATCCATCAACTCATCAACCATAGAACTATAAATTCTAGTTGGTTCCAACAATTGCTCCTTCATATCATCAAAGTAAATCTTATGTCTCCACAATAGATCATTGATTAAACTATATCCATTAGCATGGAATCCACTACTTGCTACTCCAATTACCTTATCACCAGATTTAATTAATGACCCATCCACTATCTCTGATTTCTCTACAATACCAGTAGCAAAACCTGCCATATCAATATCCTTTGCTCTCGGATGTTCAGCAGTTTCACCGCCAATAAGATCAACACCTGCCATCTCACATCCCTTAATAATACCATCAGTTATCTGTGCTGCTGTAGGACAGATAGTATTAAGTGAGATATAATCTAAGAAGTATAATGGTTTAGCACCAGAAGTAATGATATCATTAACACACATAGCAACAAGATCAATTCCAATGGTTGAATAGTCTCTACCTAAACAACACATATGGATTTTGGTGCCAACTCCATCTGTTCCAGATACTAAAATAGGTTCCTCATATCCACGAGGAACCTTAAACATACCACCAAATCCACCTATACTAGGTGCTTTCTTTTTCAGTTCTTCAACAAAAGCATTAGCTCTATCAATATCCACTCCCGACTCTTTGTAATTCATTGGGTTCATCAAACAGTATATTATCTATATACGCATGAGCCCACTCTTTATCAAACCACTGGGAAAGCACACCTTCTGTCTTACGATTCATCTTTTGTTTCTTACAATAATAAACCTGATCTGCTTGACGTTGTTCTCTTAACTCTGGTTCTATAACTGCTGTCTTGACTTCATCCAAATAGATTAAAAGCCATTCTAATAGAAGTTCTTTATAATTATCTCTCTCTTCTAAAGTATGAAGACGCATGAACTTACAGTAGGGTGAGAATATATCTGCCCATGCTGGTAACTTGCGATCATCAAAGTCATTATACTGTGCACTAACTATCTTAAGTTTATCGTAAATCTTTCTAGTACCTGTTACTGGAGATACATCTGCTATAGCAGCAGTAATAATCTTACCATTGTCTACAATATCACATCCAAAGATAGGTAAATTATACTCTGGATAAGGATATAGGACACAATGCAAGACTTCTAAGTGCTGTGTTTCTCCTGTCTCTATGTGTATCTTACGTAATTGAGGACACTTCCACATCTCATTAACTATGTGGACATCATTATGAAAAATTTCTGGGTAACCAGGATGCTTATATTCTAAGTCTGGTATTCTTGATACTGCACCTTTAATTAAGTGCTCTACTTCATATACAAAAGACATCAGTGCACCTGACAAGTTGATTCTGGATCCCAACAATCAGGACAATCCATTTCCTGTGCATAACTTTTGATCTTACGTATGGTTTTATCATACTCATATCCTAAACTTGGATCTTGAGTACGAACAACACTAGCAAAATACTCACATGCGTTTAGAATGCGAGCTATCTCTTTCTCGTGAAACTGCATCACTGGTTGGGGTCTCTGTATATTTTAGCAAAGATTTCAATCTTTTCAATTCACTCTTTAGTGTTTTGTTTTCAATCTCTAACTTTTGGATCTCTTGTTCGTAAACAATAATCATATCTTCTAGTTTAGATTTAGCAAGTTCCAGATCCCAATCCATTTGTTCATGTCTACCCTTGCACATAAAGGTAAACCAAGCACAATTATTTAGGTCTGGAGCTACTATTTAATCATTTAATTTCTTCTTCACAATTCTCATTAAGATCCTCAACCATGTTACCACCTATCTCAGCACCCTGATTGCCACCAAACATTGCCACCCATCCAGCTGCTAACCAACCTACGAATGGTATACCTGATACAGCAGGTGCAGCTGCTGTTCCAACGCTAGTTCCTACAAGTCTTCCTGTCTGTTTACCACCACCGACTGCTTCAATACATGCGACAGTTTTATCAGATACTCCACCACCTTTCTCCTCTACGATAGTGCTTGGATCTTGCCATGATCTCTTATTAGAGACAGGTCCGCCCTGATTGGTCTTACCATCCATGACATACTCCTCAACAACTTGAGTTGTATTGGTTGCTAGTCCTAAGAAACCACCCTTTCTCTTGATGTCCTTAGTGATGTGCATTGTCTTAGGATCGTTAGCAGTGTAACTGATCTTATAACCATTCTCATCTGCTGAGACAACATAAGATGTATAATCTCCTACTGGAGGATTGATTATTGGTAACCTGTTACTTTGCCTTGTCGCTAGTAAACCTATCATACCAACATGGGACAATCCGAAGATTGTCCCTAAACTAATTCCTATCCACTTGTTCATTTACTGTTCCTCAATAATTACATTTTGTATTTTTCGTCTGTGGTTATCTTTAATGGTGCTTGTTCTATTCGTATTGTTTGTGCAGGTATAGATGATTTTGCTAGTAAAGCTTCCATTTCCTGTTTGCTGATACCACCACCAGCTCCTCCGTTTTGCATCTTCATAGTACCGTCACCTTTCTTACTAGCCGTCTGGATGCCAAAGCTAGCTAAAACTCCTGTAAAAACCGAGGCTATGAAAGTCGGATCAATTTTCTGTTGCGGTACACCTGGTATGGCAACGTAATTTAAAGTCAATATTCCACCGCTCCAGGCAAGAACGGTAATGCGTACAAATGTACTAATGATCGCTGCTTGCTCTTCAGCATCAGGAACAATAGCAGCTTTTACTTTACCGAAGAGACCTTTCTTCTCTTTCTTAAGATCCTTTTTAGAATCTTCTTCTGGTAATACTACCTCTGGCATTTTAAACCTCCGATGATTGTTTCTTTTTTCCAATGTTATACTTGGACTCTAAATCCCAATCACCTTTTTCCTTATAGGAAATAATCTTAATTTGACTAAGAGGTGCAGTGTCATTGATAGTAACCTTATTTGGTACTTCAACTAGACCCCAATCACATAGTAATTGTACGATCCTATTCCTCCGTTGCACGTCATTCTGAGACAAGTTTGTCCTTTTACCATCTAGAGCAAAGAGTTCCTTAAAATGTACAATGTAGTACTGACCCTTCTTGTGTAATATATGGCATGATTGATATAGTTTCTTTTCTTTTCTAGACGCTACTCCTATTCGTGTAAGAGTTTCACGCACCTTTAGAAAGTCATCAGGTTCTCTTAGAGTAACCTCAACCATATCCGTTTTTGTCCACGATACTTCCATCTCATCGCTCATCCTGTTCCTCCAGTGTTCAGTTTTTGTTTAATATAGTCAATTTGTTGCGGGGATAGCAGCGATAAGGCTTGTCTTGCTTTTTCAACAGAGTACCCATAGTACTTTTTAACAAGATCAAGGTTCTCAACCGTGTCCTTCTTTTCCCAAGGAGAGAATCTCTTCCTTGGTCTAACCGTATTTATAAAGAAATCATACTGTAATTTTGCAGGTAGATTGGGGCATCTATTCATCTCATTTGCATGCATAATTGTATCAATATGATGCGACATACACTTGTTAATGATATATGCTGGATAACTCTTTTCATTCAAGGGATCTTCATCCATGAAGTTGTGTTTCGTGTTGTTTATGCTGTTGAGGTAGTCTTTCAGTTGCATCGTTCCAATGTCTTATATTACCTGCGATAATAAAGCAGTTAGTTACTACTAACTGTACAAAGATAACAGTTCTGATGACGCAGATAATATCATCATACTTCTTTGTGGTTTCATCTTGGAAGGAACCTAAAGCATACTTCCATACTTTCCATAAAGTTTTCAATCAAACACCGCCGTTACACCTAATACCTTTGCGTTAGGATTTCTGGCAAGAGCAACCTCCCTTGCTTCTTCATAGTTGCGACAGATTACCTTTTCGGTAAATACTTGACCTGCCACATAAAGTCTGACTTCACATTTCATAGTTCATTAATACCAATTCTTTTCTATCGTTCTGATCTTTCATGTAATCACCCACAGAACGCATGGTGTAAGTGTGATTAAATTCAGCAGCAGCCCAGTACTTAAAGCGATCTCTAATACACTGACTACTATTATAACTGATCATTTGCTTACAACAGTAATTGTCACAAGATGATGCAAAGGCATCATGATCAAAATACTTATGCATAGTACCCTTCTTACCATAAAGAGCATCACCTATCTCATATGGTGGATCCAAATATACAAATGCCTTGTCGTTATCATCTAACAATGCACCAAAATGATAGTTGGTAATCTGCCAATGTTCAATCAATTCTGTATATCCTGGAAGTCTTTCAATACCTCTGTATGAGAAGTTGGATTCACTTGCTTGTTTTGAGAACGAGGAAGACTCAGTAAGACCACTAAAGGAACACTTGTTAACAATGTAAAAAGCAACAGCACGGTCTTTCTCGGAGACTGATTTGTCATTTATCTTCTCCTTAGATTCAGCAAATAAATTCTTAGCAGAGTCTGGATCTGGATGAAAGTTCTTTGCCTTTGTTAATTCAGTATAAAGGTAGTTACCTTCATGTTGTAGTTGTTGCCAAAAATTAACAAGAGGTTCATACAAATCATTAACCCAGATCTTAAGTTTAGGATAAGTCTTAGTAACATGTAATGCTACTGATCCACCACCTAAGAATGGTTCACGATAGATATCAAATTTGCTTAAATCTGGCATGTGTTTTGCCAACTTAGGCACTGCTCTAGATTTACCACCAGGATATCTGAGTGGTGTTTTCAATGCTTTCATGTGAAATCTTCAATAGTAAAGATACTCTTTAGTTCTAGACCTGCTTCCATTATAGCATGCTCTCCCCCTTCCTGTCTATCAACTATCGTAACAATTCTTTCAACCTGATAACCTGCTCTCCTCATTATATCTGCTGCCTTAATTGCTGAACCACCTGTAGTAATTACATCCTCTAGAATAGTGACTCTAGAACCTTCTACTTGAGGAGGACCTTCAATCCATGCTTGAGTTCCATGTCCTTTAGGTTCTTTACGGACAATAAATGCATCCAGTTTACCATAAGATGCTAATGCCACACCTGCTACAAGAGGATCAGCACCTAGTGTAAGACCTGCTACTGCTGAAGAATTCTCTTCTACCATCTCATACATTAAAGAAGAGATAATACGAAGTCCAGTACCTGATAAGGTCAGGTTCTTACAATTAATATAATGTTCACTCTCTATTCCAGATGAAAGTTTGAAGTCACCCTTCTTGTAGCACTTCTCCTTCATCAGTTTCAATAGTTCTTGCTTCATTCCAATGCTTGATTAGTAGTTTCAATTCTGAGATCCGATCCTCAGCACGGTTAATCTTTTCGTCAAGATGACTATTTGACATTACATTCCATCATTAGTTGAGTAAGACATGCCAAAAGATTGATTTCTTGATCAGCAACAAACGCTGCTTTATACTGATAGTCAGCAATGATCAAAACCATTGCAGCAATACTTTGCTGCTCCAACTTAGTATATAGGGTATCATAGATCTGTCTGTATAGACTCGTAACATCGTTATCAATATTATGAACAACCCATGATTTAACGTTAGTAAAATTCTTCTGTTTCAATGCTTCAACTAACTTATCCATCTTAGCATCACCAATAATGGATAGGATACCACTATCAATTCTACCACCTGCTGCATAGCGTTGTAGTTCATTAAGAACTCTTCTCCAGTCAGGGAAATATTTCTTGATCAACTCAGCAACTACCTTCATCTCAAACTCAACATTCTCTGTACCGAGAATAGTATTAACACGTTTGAAGAACTGCTGAGACAGTTCCATTTTTGCCTTACCAGTTATACCAAATTCAACAACGCTACAACGAGAATGGAGGGGTTCAATGATACGGTTTTTGTAGTTGCATGTAAAGATGAAACGACAGTTCTTTTGAAACTCTTCAATGCTTGCACGTAATAGTAACTGGACATCATTGGTGGTATTGTCTGCCTCATCAATAATGAGTACTTTATGCTTACTCCCACCAACCAAAGACACAGTAGAAGCAAAGGTCTTTGCCTGATTGCGTACAGTGTCCAAGAATCTACCTTCATCAGATCCATTAATGACGTAGTAATCTGCTCCCAGTTCATTACATAATGCTTTTGCTACTGTTGTCTTACCAACTCCAGGCGGACCTGCTAACAACAAGTTTGGTATCTCACCTTTATCTAGGAAAGATTTGAATGTATCCTTTACAGATTCTGATAGGATACAATCTTCAATTTTTGTGGGTCTGTACTTCTCTACCCAGAGGAAATCAGATGGCATCTAGTTTAGCAGCGTTCGCTGTTTTAAAGGATAGGTTAAAACCTATAATAGTCTTTCTCTCACTGTTTGTCAAGGCGGGAGAACAATGAGGTAAGCATCCTGGAAATACTAGGATGTCACCTTCTTCAACATCATGCTGATACTTCAGCATTTCGTCAGGATCAAATATTAACGTACTATCTTCTTGCTTTTCCATTTCTAAAAAGTAGACACATGCAATATTAGTATGAGAATGGAAATGCCAGTTATGGATATCGGTTGTTTCATATTGCTGAAACCATCCATTAACTATATCAAGATCTTTAAGCATATATCTATCAACAACTTCTTCAAAAAACTCTCCTAGTTGATTCTTGAAAAGTGTGAAGTAGTTCTTGTCTGTTAGTTGTACTTTCTCATAGTAATCAGTTCTTGCAATTTGATCACCATTAGGTTGAGTACACTTACTAGCAGGTGTATATGCTATAGATCTTAATAGAGCAGGTTTTAACTGTTCATGTACTTTTAAGGTATGTTTCCATACACTCTTCATGGTTCAAGAGCAATCCAATATTTGACATTAGTACCTTGGAAGAAAGCAACATTAGCATCACTAATAGTTACTTTATAATCACAGGGAACTAGTTTTAAATTCTCAATCTTAAAGCAATAGCAATACTCAGCATCTGTCTCGCCAACTTCTACCGTATATGAATTGGATGTATCGTTCTTCTTATCAGTAACACGTAAGGTCATCTTACCATTATGTGCTACAAGGCATAGATCAGGTACACCATATACTGCTGCTGCACGTTGAAGTGCATTCAAAGTCTCAGCACTTAGATTGAAGTGTACATCTTCTGAAGGAAGATCAAGATCCTTATCAGGAGGTTGAACTATAACATCAGGATCAGCATAGAAAAATTTAGTCTTAGATTTACCAGAACTATTAGTTACAGTAAGATACTGAGTGTTACTAGTATCAAACTGGGGTTGATCAAATAGACTCAAACAACCTAAGAAAGAACTGAGATCATAGATAGAAATCTGCTCAGAGATACTCTCCTCAATCTTTGCTGAAGCAAGGATATTCTTATTAACACTAAGAGTTCTAATAGTGTTTCCTGGTTTAATTACAATAGACTTATTGATACTGCTGAAGTTTTTCAGAATGTCAATAGTCTCTTTAGAAATTACGGTCATTTGTCGTAGTCAACTGTGAATGCTGTAGGATTATTTGCCATGGATTTATTTGCTGCATCACGCTTATCATTGAAATGTAAGAGTAGCATACCATAGTGAATGATTTTAATAATATCATTACGTGCTGATCCCTTACGGTCATAACGTGAAGCATACTTAAGAACATTACTTCTACAGAATGCTTCTGCATCGCCCACAGAATCAATGAGATCAAGAGTCTGTACGTTTCCTACAGAATAATGACCTCGGTATGTGTTTGTAATATAATCGGAGATCTCTTGCAAGATCTCCTTTTCGCTATACTTATTCATCTAGTGAAGCAAGTAGTTGCTCATCTGTCATTTGTCCATCATCATTATACACTGTTTCTTCCCCTGCGTCAACCTTTGTGTATAGATCAAGGAATGATTGCTTAGTATCCTCATCAAAACGATTGATACAATTGGTCAATGCCTTTAACTTATCTCCAAAGATATTGAATGCTTGAGCAATGTGAACTAGACGACGTGTAGTAATGATCTCATCAACTCCACCATCATAGAATGTTTTACGAATTGCACCTGCCCACTTAACTAGGTTCTCAGCAAACTCTTTATCACATCCAACATTAATAAGAATCTTATTCTCAGTAACAGCAGAAGGATATGCTTGCTCAAAGGTTACAGGGAATCTCTCAAGGAATGCTTCATTCAATACGTTAGTACCAATGAATCTACCATCCTCAGATCCTTTACCTTTAGTATTAGCAGTAGCAACTACAGTAAATCCTGGTGCAGGTCTTACATAACGTCCAATCTTCTTAAGGAATAATCCTTTACCTTCTAGTACAGATTGTAAACATAGAATCTTATTAGATGCTAGATCAATCTCATCAAGTAATAGAACTGCACCTTTCTCAAGTGCTTCAACCACAGGACCGTTATGCCATACTGTATCTCCATTAACTAGACGGAAACCACCGATGAGATCATCCTCATCTGTTTCAATAGTAATGTTTACACGAATTAGATCACGCTTAGTATTAGCACATGCTTGCTCTACAGAAACTGTCTTACCATTACCAGACAAACCAGTAATGAATACAGGGTAGTAAGACTTAGATGCAATGATCTTCTTAAGGTCATTGTAAGCACCGAATGGTACAAAATTTGGATCCTTACTAGGAACTAAATTTGCATCAACTTTTGCAGAAGGTGCTTCAAATACTTTCTCAAGATCTGCTACTGTAAGATTCCACTTACCACGTCCGACTTTATAATCTGAGAGTCTTTTGAAAACTGTTGGTTGTGTTATGTTAAACTTAGTAACACATGCACGGATAGCGTCATTTCCAAATTCGTTACCGTACTTTCTCTTAATGAATCGTTTTAGATCAGCAGTTGAGACTTCAGATTTTTTTGGCATTTGTTTCCTTTTTGTTTATATAATCATTATAGCAGTTCTAAAACTATAATGGTAGGTCAGTGTGCCAGTTTAAAAATTGGGTTTGCCTGTAGTTGATGATCCTAAATTATTCAAACTATCCATAGCAATATCTTCCTGACTACCACCACCAGTTAAAGGCATTGATGGATCTACAGTAGGATAATCTTTCATAAAAGCATTAGGATAACCTGCTTGAAAATTTAGACATGCTCTTGCCTGAGTAGGGGCAAACACATGCCCATCATAGAGTTTGTCACGATCTTCTTTATAATAATATTTGAAATTCCACTTAGGTAGACTCATGCGATTTGCTCCACAAATTTGTTTAGAATTAACTTATTAGTCATCTTAGAATTCATATGTTTCTTGAATGCTCTAGTAAGTTCACCCGCAGTTGCTACTGAACCTTTAACTTTAACATCAAGGTCATGTGTATCTCCACCAACACTTGATGAACCTAGGATAAGTAGTTCGCTGTATCCATATTTATCTGTGTTTACAAATCTCTCTTTAGACCATTGCTTATTGATTGCAGATTGTTCTGTCCATGCATAACCACACTGTTCCATGATGCTATTCATGTCAGACTTATCTCCGATACGAATTCCAATCCAGTTGTAGTCAGTAACTTCTTTCATAAATCCTACAATCTCTTTAGTAGTAAGACGAGAATCAGATTTAATTCTCTTAGAATAACGAGAATCTCTATCACGAAGAATGAATAACTTACCACGATTATGGCATAGATATGATGTTCTGAATTGAGAATCTATTGACCAATCAGAATCACGTTGCTGATAATATGAAAGTGGATTTGACTCTCCATCAGATAAGATTACAACATTAACTTTGTCAACTCTTTCTTCTTGCTTTAATTTCTTAACAAGAGATTTAGTGCAAAGAACTGCTTCACCTAATGGTGTACCACCAAGACTATACTTAGAGCAATAATTAATACCATAGGATTGCTTCATGCACCATGCTTGAGTCCAAAGATACTTCATCTGTGCTTCTAATTCTTTATTATTCATCTTAGATGTAAAGAATTCAAAGAGTTGGAATGTACCTTCAATTGCTAGAGAATTCTCTTTAGGAGTAACACACTTACTAAGTTCATCTCCATTCCATCCATTAGAGAAACCATAGACTCTGAATGGAATGTTTACTTTCTTACAAAACCAAATTAGGTTATAAACTTGCTTAAGAGTATCAGTAAGAATACATCCTGTAGGAGTACCAACTGTCATAGAACCTGACCAATCAAGATGCATTACTAGACCATGGTTTTTACCATCAGGAACTGTAGTAACTCTCTTGAAGATATCCTCACTAATCTTATACTTGTATAGTGAATTAGTGTTAATAACTCCAGACTTAGAAGTTGCTTGACGCTGATAGTTATCAGCAGACTTCTTCATTTCAAATTGCTTAACAAGATAGTTAACTGTTTTAACAGAAGACTTTTTGAAAGTATTAAACTTATCAAAGTTAAACATTAACTGATCATTGTAATACTTCTGAGATGTCTCATCTACATGTGCCTGACCTAAGAAGTGATATTTAAAATCTTCTAGAATCTTCTTATAAGATACGATTGCTTTCTCAGCATCAACCTTTGGAAGATCTAAGTATACCCACTCTTTAGCAGAATCATCAACTAACTCTTCTTGTGCTTCTTCAAATGCTTGTTGTGTAGCAGCAATTGTTTCATCAGGACTTTCTTCCTCAGTACCGTGTGTACCTGCTGAATAACTTGGAACTTCTAATTGAGCAGGGTCATCTTTTGAAGAAGGTTCTGGATGAGAACCATCATCAGATTTCTCATCACTTGAAGGGTCACTTTGAACTGGTTCATATGTAACTTTCTCTTGATCTCCATCGGGAGTTGATCCACCATTACCCATTGATGCCATTGGAAGATCAGGAAGGTCTTCAATCTCTTCTTTCTCCTTATCTTTTTGCTTACCTTGACAGTACTCATATAGATCTATTGCACATTGCTTAACCTCTTGGAATGTTTCACACTCACCAACTCTCTTAACCCATGGTAGTTCTTCATCGTTGAAAGGTACTTGTAGTAAAGAACCAATCTTATAGTGAAGGTTAATACGATCAATGAATGCAACTTTATTAAGATCTTGATCCTTTACTCCGAAGAAATCTCTACCGAATAACTCATTATAACCTTGGTAGAAAGACTTACGTAGACCAGGATAAGTCTTCTTCATCATCTTTTCAATTCTTGCATCTTCTACAACATTCACAAAATCTTTAGGAGCATCTTCTAGTAATTCACATGGTGTATATAGAGCGTGTCCAACTTCATGACCTACAAGCATATCATAAACGTTACCAGTTACATCTTTCCAGATTGGAAGTGCAAGGATTCTTTTCTTAACGTCAAAATATGCTGTTGAAATCTTACGGTGCTCTATATGAAGGTTCTCAGTTGCCAATAGTTTTGCGAGTTGTCCTTTGACTTCTGTGTTAACGTTCATACATTCCTCTTTTGATATACTTATTATAGCACACTGGTTGTGCAAAACATGACCAAGTGGACAGTTTAAGAAGCGTCTGTCATCTTAGAGAAATCGTTCAACTTTTCAAATTTTAAAGTACGCATAAATTTATCTTGTAAAATCTCACCCTTATGGGAGATTACAAATACATTAGTGGTAGAACCTAGATCTCTTAGAATCTTTAGTAGTTCCTGAGTAGAGGAATCATCTAAAGAACTATCAAAAACTTCATCAAGAATTAGAAGGTTAGTTGCTGCTGAGTTCTTCATACGTGCTACCTCTCTCCATGTAAAGAGAAGTGCTAAGTCAATCTTTTGTTTCTCTCCTTCAGAGAAAGATGCATACGAGAACTGATCTCTAAATCTTGATCTGATCACCTCATTAAACTCTTCGTCAAGGGTAAAGTTGACAAAGAAGTCCATTGATTGAAGGTATTTATTAATGAGTGTGTTAAAAATTGGAATGTATTTGTTAATGACTTTACTTTTAATACCACTATCCTTTAACATATAGGATACTGCTGTGTACTCATCAAGAACTTTATTAATACCACTACAATCTTCCTCAACCTTTTTAAATTGTTCTTTAAGAGAAGTCAAAGTTTGATACTCATCCTTCATATTTGGTTGTTCTTCTGTTAAAGATTTGATCTGTTTTTCTAATTTTAAATTATCTTTCTCTATTTTTAAAACATCTCGTTCAAGATTGTTTAAATTGTTTTTTAAAGTAAAAATATATCCATTTAACTCTTCCAACTTATCTACATCTTTAAGGGTAGTATCAATCTGGGATTCCAATTTTACTAGACCTTCAGCATACTTATTAGATTCAGTATCTAAACTGTTACACTTCTGTTCTTTAAATTCAATGTTAATAGGTTGGGTACAAGTAGGACAAACCTCGTTACTAGTGAAGAATTTTAGTTCTTTTATCAGAGATGCCTGACGTGATTCAATTTTTATACGCAAGCCCTTTAGCTTTTCTAAATCTTTCTTTACATTTTTGTAATTATCAATTTCAGGTTCTTGTTTTTTTATTTTAAATTCAAGAGCTTTGGCATCCTTATTATATTTCTTAATCAAATCTTTATTATTTTCAATAGTATCTTCCTTTTCCTTAACTCTTTCTTCATTAATGGCAGTTAGTTTATTAATATGAGACTGTTGAGTCTCAATTCTTTCCTCTGCTACTGCAAGAAGGTGGTCGCAATCTCTACCTTTATCTTGTGCTTCCTTAATACGATCCTTAAGAAGAGTATTCATTACACCAAAGATCTGAATATCTAATAGATCTTCTACAACCTCACGTCTTACACTAGCATTCAATTGCATAAAGGGAACAAATGTACTACTCCCTAGTATAACAACTTGTGTGAAACTTTTAAAGTTTAATTTTAAAATAGTTTGTTCAAGGTGTTTTTGATAATCTCTATTAGCAGCATCCTGATCTACCAACTCATTGTTTTCAAATATCTCAAACTTAGCAGGTTTCATTTGGCGACGTACCAAATACTTTCTACCATGTGTAGTAAATTCTATTTCAACTACAGTTCCTTTCTCATTAATAGTGTTTACTAATTGACCTTTAGTAACCTTTCTAAAAGGTTTATTAAACAATACAAAGGTAATAGCATCCAGTATGGTGGATTTACCTGCACCATTAGTACCAATAATTAGAGTGCTTCGGTCACTGTCTAATTCAATTTCGGTGAAATGATCTCCTGTTGCTAGGAAATTTTTCCAACGAATCTTTTCAAAAGTTATCATAGTGTAGGTGGAATGACCAACTGATCGGGTTCAATAATAGTGTAGCGGTAACCAAACTGTTTACAGTTGGCAGCAACTATGTCAACATCAATATTAGCAATTCTTAAATTATCGTTTTTATACTCACCTGACTTAGGTTCTTCTGGTTTTGCTTCAAGATGAACTAGGTATCTTTCAGCATCATCTCTCTCTTGAAAGATGTGCACCACTTTCTTTTTCTCTTGGTCTCTAACAGCGTAGACACCATCATTGCTTTTGTCTACTAATATGAACATGCTTCTACATACAAAGATTTCATAATGGACTTAATGTTTTCCTTATTTTGTTTCATTTCCATCTCATCTATGTAGGACTCTAGCAGGGTTAAAGTGTCTTCGGTCTCTACTACTTCTAGTTGTTTTTCTAGAACAGTACCGAGATCCTCAATGATCTTTAAGTCTGCTACTTCGCTCTCTTGTAGAGCACGGACAGTTTTATCAAAATCAATTTGATCTGACTTGTTCTCTACTATTAGTTTGACATAAGTGCCTTTAATAGTAGCAGGGTCAGGTAAGTCACACCCATTATTATAATAGATTTTGTGGAACATGTCAAATGGATTTCTGTAGAACGTAGTCTTCAGAGTATCTGTATCAAACATATGGAACCCACGTTTACAACCATAATCATTCCAGTACAACTGATATGGATTACCTAGATATACAATATTATCTTGTCTAGACTTCATATGATAGTGTCCTGTAAACACTCTTTCAAATTTTAAAAAGGGATCTCTATCAACCCCAAAGGTCATGACAGCACCTGGATGAGCCTCAAAACCATTAAGTTCAAGATGGCCAAAACAGCACCGAGCAGTAGTCTCATTGATTTCTTTGTATATGACATCTCTGTTGTCATCACATATCCAAGGTATAAAGAGAATATCAGTACCGTCAAAGTTAATGGTAGTTGGAGATTCAATGATATTGATGTTCTCATACTCTCCCAATAATTCTCGTATAGCATTTACTCTAAGTGTATTCTTGTAATAGATATCATGATTACCAATCAGAGTAGTCATTTGTACACCCATCTTTCTAAGTGGGTCAAACCACATCTCTCTAGCAGCATCTAAAGATAGGAAATTAATACTCTTTCTCTTGTCAAAGGTATCACCTAAGTTGATAATAGTATCTACTTTATGTGCTTTAATAAAAGGTATGACTATTTCGCCATAGAACTTTTTGTACATATTAATGTACGCAACATTATCATTACGAACACCAAAGTGTTGATCAGTTATGAGTAAAATTTTCACTTATTTCTTTGGGTAGTTTCTATACGTTGTTTGATCTGATTCATCTCTGCCCCACCATTTCCATCTACACTGAATACTTCTTGATAACCTGACTTCTCTATAATCTTATCTCTGATTTCCATTTGTCTTTTCTCTTTAGCAATACGTCTAAGGAAAGCAAAGTAAACTATCTGTGTGAAATAAGCAAATGGATTTTTAGATTTAGCAGGGTCAAAGTTATCTATGTACTGAATACAATTCTCTACACCATCGCATATCATATCATCCTTATACATGTAGTTGATGAAGTTAGGTCTATACGATAAATGAGTAGCAATTTTTAAAAAGCAACTACCGATATAATTATTAACTCTTGGTTTAGGTTTCCCCTCTCGTTCATTTCTTGCAATTTTGGCACGATACTTTTCCAGCTCTGCTAAGAACTTTTTGTTATCTAGATAGTGCTCTTTTTTCCTAGCTGGCATCTTAGGTTTAGTATACATTGAGCCTGTTATTATATAATGCTATTATACCGAACTCCAAACTAAATGTCAACAGGGGGTTGACAAACAGTTAAAGTGTCTGTAGAATAACAATGTCAGTTGTGAAGGGTTACCTCTAGCTATTCTTAAAGAGATCTTCAAACTTCTTACGTGCTTCAGATATTTTTCCTACCATACCTTCTTTTTCCGTGACATCTACTCGGTGCTCCTTCTTCAATTTATCCTTTTCACCCTGCCCGCGTTGCGAGTGGAGGAATGATTCGTAAACAAAGATCATCTCTCTTGAAAGAGATGCAACTGAAATAACATCCTTTTCGTTTACAATATAAAAATCTTCATCGCTAAAGTTCTGCCACTGTGTAAATCCAATTCCTTTTACTGCCTTGGTCTCATCCATCTCTTTTGTAAATGATTGTACAACTAGAGGATCTTGAACGTATAATAGGTCGGTGGCGGGGAATGTTGTCTTGTCTCGTGATACAATTACTTTCCCAATAAGTTCCTCACCATTAACTAACTTAATGGTACAGTGGAATTCTTCATCGTGTTTAACGTAGTTTAAAGCCATGTTACCTTAGTTTTACGTCTATAATTTCATAATCAAATTGTTCTTCGTTGTAAACTTTCACTCGTTCAATAAGATGTTTCAAGGTGTAGTTACGGAAACTATTTTTAGAGATATCATCTGCAATGTCATACAACGTTGCTTGTGATTTGTTCTCTCCTTTTCTTAAAACTCTACCAATAGACTGTAGGTTTCTCACCCTAGACTTACTAGGACTTGCAAAAATTACATTATGAAGGTTTTTAATATTAATACCTGTAGAGAAAGTTCCGTAGGAAGCAACGATAATACTATTATCTGATACTTCTGTTAGTTCTCTTATCTCTTCACGGTCTTCAGTATCAACACCACCATGAACTAAATGTACTGGTCGTGTTACGTTACTATTTAGCAGATCATAAAGAGGGATTCCGTGACGCTCTACATAGTTAAAGAGAACGAGAGTATTTCCGCGTAGATCTTTTGCCAATTTCATAATGAAATTATTCCTTTGTTCGTGAGAAACAATATAATCCATTTCCTCTTGGTAAGAGTCAAACCCTTGGAACTCATGCTTTAACACTAGGACTTTAACTTTTAAGTCAGCAACTTGCTGTCTCTCCATAAGTTCTTTAGTCTTAGTTACTTGTGAACATCTACCAAACAAACCTTCTAATACTAGTTGATTTGTTTCTGATCCATCTAACGTTCCTGTGAATCCAATCCTATATTTACAGAGATGCAACTTAGACATCAATTGCGTGAGAGATTTTGCTTTGAAAAGGTGAGCCTCGTCACCGATCACTACGTCAAACCTCTTAAACCAATTAACAGGTTGCTTATAGATAGACTGCCAAGTGGTAATTATTACATTCTTTTCAGATGTTTTCTCTTGCCCCGCGTATATTTTGTGGCAATAGTAGGACGCTTTCCAACCATAAGACTCAAAATCTTTATGCATTTGCTCCACCAACGTCGTCGTAGGAACTACTATTAACACTCTTCTCTCTACATTTACATGAAACCTAACCAATGAATAGATCATCAAGGATTTCCCACTGGCAGTTGGCGACAATAGGAGCCGTCTGTTGTATCGTAGGGACTCGTATACTCCTCGGTATTGGTAGTCCCTCATCTTTACAGGAAGAGATAAAGAATTTACGAACTGACCCACCGCTTCAGGAGTTATTAATTGATTCTCCTCCAATGGAAGACCAAAGCGTTCGCTAGGTTCAAACTTATAACTATAACCATTCTCCCGACACCATTCTACCAAGTAGTTTGTTAGACCAACATATAACTCTCCAGTGCCAGGAGAAAACAATCTTATCTTACCATCCCACTTCCTATATCTCCTCTGCCTTTGCAAATACTTAAATCCTGGTACTTCAAATGTAAAGTAATCAGATAACTCTTGGTAAATATGAGGCTCGGCAATAACCTTGAGGTTAACCTCATTCTTCTTAGAGATTATCAGATCCATAATTACATTCCCGCTTGGAATTTCTCCCAATCAATAGCATTTTTAATGTGGAAGCCACGGTTATTAATCATTCGGATGATTGAGTCCAAATAATTAGTACACATCTCTATATATGATAGTTTAGAACGGAGAGTTATTACTTCAGAATCCCCATTAATAAAGGTTTCTACCTCTTCACGACTAGTCAATTTCAAATCAAAAGGCACCTCACGATACACTGTCGCAGGTGCCTTTCCCTTATAATATTTCCATTTCTCTTTTAACAGAGACTTGAGTTTTGCCTCTGCTTCAATCTTCATTGTATTAAAAGTATTAATATACTGAAAATACTTAGCATGGAGTCTAGCAATTTTAACAGACTCTTCACCATACAGGTCAGAGTCTATTTGGGAATCTTTAGACCACTGTTCCTGTATAATTTCTAAATTCATATGCCTTGATCTTTAGTTCTAGATAGAAATTCTTTTAGTGATGATTGATGCTGACCTCTATTCTCTGTGTCAGGTTCTTTAATCCCCTTCATCTTTTTGTAGTCTTGGTGCATCGCTCCCAAGATCCATGCCTGTGCTAGTTGATGAGGTCCCTCCTTCAACAACTGGATTTGAAATTTGGATAGACCAGCCTTCATCTCCAAATACTCCTGTCTCCACGATGTGTCGTGTACTGGTTCTGTCATCCTGTTCCTCCCACGTTTTAACAATGTCGGCGGCTTGGCGATCCACAGACTTCATGGTATTGTATATTTTAGCATCAATCCAGATCTGTGTCAACCATTTGATCGCACCAAGTAATAAATGGTTCCAAGGAAAGGGTTTTTTCCTAGCCCATCTTTCTGCTTTAGCATACCATGGATCTACACCAGATCCAAAAGTAGTTTCAAACTTAACTTGTACGTCTCTTTCCACGGTTCAACGCTCTAATCTCATAGAGAGTATATCTGAATGTTGCTTCAGCCACAAAGAACTGTGTATCTGTTTGTGTTACATCAAACGGTAGTGTGGATAAACTTGTTGGAAAAGCATCCTCAAAGACACATTCAAATGCCACATTCAATTGATTATTTAGTACTTGCAAAGTTCCATCTGAGACTAAACTCTTATAATTTGGTGCATCTCCTACTCGTTTAGTATCTATCCATACCTTTCTCTCTCCAAGATCTTGTGGAGTTCCCATTGCTCTCATCCAATTGTGGATCTGAAGATAATTTTCTAAGTTCTCATCAACCAAAAATGACAGGCTTAAATCACCATACCTAATGTTTCCATCAATAGGATATTGAACCAAACCTGCTGTTGGTATTTGAACAGAACCTATATCTAATGCGGGTATACTTGCTTGCTGTACAAGGAATGCAACCTTTGGTGCTTTCTCCAAAATGAATTTGAATCCAATCGGAGCTAGAAAGTTCTTATTCTTTAATTCCTCTTCGTACCAAGTGGCAGCCATATCTTTCCAGTCTAATCCTAACTATTTAGAATAGATGGCATCCCCGACTACAAGTACATCTAGATCAGTATTATGTAAGATACCAAGTGCATCATTAATACGACCTGCTACTGGTGCACCACCTTGATTAAGTGATGTATTAAGCACCATAGGTAAACCAGTTATATCTTTAAAAGTACTGAGTAAATTATAGAAGTCTTGTTTATCCTGTCCTACGGTCTGTGCTCTACATGTACCATCAACATGAGAAATAGGATCAAAAGTTCCTTGATCTTTAATTGGCATATTATATAACATAAACTCTGACTTACCTTCAAACTCAAAGTACTCACTAACATCTTCTTCTAAGATAGATGCACCAAATGGTCTAAACCATTCACGATGTTTTACTCTATCATTAATAATTTTCTTACCACCTCTAAGATCAGGTCTCATTAAAATACTTCTATTACCTAATGCTCTAGGTCCACACTCTCCATGACCTTGATACCATCCAACAATATTACCATCGGCAAGTAACTCACAAGTTTCATCAATAGTTCTTTGTGAAGGTCTATCAACTGGTGCTTCATCATCTTGCCAGAATGGAAACCCATCTCTTTCAAATGGTTCCTCATTATAAATCTCTCTCAATACTTCTACTATACCAAGACTTAAACCACCATCATTAGTATGAGGAGGTATATGTATATTCCGTGCATGTCTTAATTTAGAATTGATAATAGTATTCAGTGCAACTCCACCTGAGTATCCAATAACATCTTCCTTAGTACTATTTTCCATGAAGTACTTCAAGAATATATCTTCAGTTACATCGTGACAGAATTGAATATGATCTACTATTTTGAGGTCTTCCCCCTCCTCAGAAATAGAATTATATACAAGACGCTCAAGATAAGGAAGATTCCATAGATCTCGTATCCCATCAATAGTGCACTTTTCATAAGTCTGTAACTCCAATTTAGTCTTTTCAATAGACTCTTGTGAGAGTCTACCGTGAGCTTTTAATGCCATGACTTTACCTGCCATGTCAGAATCCCACCCACTAAGTTTTAAAATATGACCACCAATATCTCCTAGGACAGAACCAAAACTAGGTGAGTCTTCTATAGTACCCACCTGAGTTCTCTTACCATCTTTAAAGATAGTACGAGTTATTCTATCATCTCCAAATCCATCATATACAAAATCAATTGTAGTGTCAACATTCAATGGCCATAATGATTTAGCATGAGCATAGTGATGATCTATTCTATAGATAGGACAATAAAATCCCATGTCTCTGAATAGAGGTATCTCTATCTTCTCATACACTTGTTTATGATCACACTTTAATTTAGGATACTTATGGTTATCAAATACTATACCAATAGCATTTACTTCATGTGGATCTATATCCCAACGTTTCAAAACCTCTGGCCAAGAAGTCATGTTCTTGTAACCAAAGTGTTTTGATTGATAATCTCTTTCTGTATTGTAGTATTTTATCTCTGTTCCATTCGTGTAAGTGATATTAGAATCATGGTCTTCAAGTCTAAGTCCTATAAAGTTCATAACCAATTCGGTTTTCTGGATGGGTCACGAAGATAATTAGATGCAACCCAAGGTTTGCTGCTAATGTAATTCTTGTAAGCAGTAAAAGT